ACACAGAGCCAACAACTATACGCGCTACTGAGTCATTCGATGTAGTTGTCTCTAACCCTGCTACAGCTCCTACTACTGGTAACGCTACAGGTAACTTAAACGGTCTAACGGGTATTGCGCCAACTTCTGTTAGTGGTTCTGACCCTTACACGCTTAGCTTTACGTTCCCACGCACTACGGCAAAACTATTCAGTGATACAGGCTACACGTTTGACATAGACATAGACGCTGAAAGTGTTAGCACAAGCGTTATTCCCTACCTACCCGCTACAGGGTGGGATTACATCCTTTTAGACAGGCCAGATGCAAACTCCCCTCTGACTTCGAGCTATTCAGGCACAGAGCCAGATACAGGCGACCAAGCAGTATGGGAAACGTCTACAAGTCCAGATGGCGCAACGGTTACGATCTTTGAGGACTTAGCGTATAGCTTGAGTCCAAATGAACCCGCAGCACAAACAAGCGGCTTCTATGTCTTAACAGGCACAGAGACAGCAGCAGGCCCGTTAGACAGTTTAGATTGGGAAGCATTATCAACAGGGGGCGGCATGGTATCGCCCATAGTATCAAGCATAGTTTCAAACATAGTTACGGATATGGTGAGTTAAAATGGCAGGCGGTAGACCAACAGTTATGACGGATGAGGTTATCCGAAAACTTGAGGAGGCTTTTCTGCTTGGCTGTACAGACCTAGAGGCTTGTTTGGCTGCGGATATAAGCAAAACATCTTTGTACGAGTATCAAGACAAGCACCCTGAGTTTGCGGAGCGAAAAGAAGCCCTCAAGTCAAACCCTGTATATAGGGCGCGCAGAGTCATACTAGACGCGCTTTCAGAGGGTGATGTGCTGACAGCAAACAAGGTTATAGAGCGCAAAGAAGGCACGAAAGCAAAACATGAGCTTACTGGCGCAGGCGGTAAAGACTTAAAGTGGATTATTGAGGTAGCAGACTAATGCAAATGTTAAACGGTGATAAAAAGACGCTAGACGGTGAATATACATTGCGCCTTTATTCTTCTACAGGTACGGCAAAGTTACAGCGCATTGATGGCACGCTTGCAGCGCTAGATGTGCCTGACGCTTCAACAACTAACGCTGACTTTCTGAAAAACATTAAGTTATCTGGCGTGTATAAAGCGGTAACAACTGGCGATGGCGAAATTCATATAAGTAAGATCAACGTCTAACCTATGCCTAGAATGACTATCCCGCGCAAGCTGTTGCCGTTTGCGCAGAAGCCTAAGCGTTTCAAGATAGCCATAGGGGGTAGGGGTTCTGGAAAATCAATGACCTTTGCAGATTTGTGCTTAATGGATGCGCAGACCAAAGGTATTAAAGTCGGTTGCTTTCGAGAGTTTCAAAACTCAATAGAGGACTCGGTACACTCCTTATTAACAGAAGAAGTGTCACGCTTAGAGTTACAGGGTTTTGACTGCCAACAAAGCAAGATACTTTACGAAGGCGAAGAGGTTTTTAAGTTCAGGGGATTAGCTAGAAATGTAGAGGGCGTTAAGTCCATGCATGGCTTTGATCGTTTCTGGATAGAGGAAGGGGCAACAATAAGCTTTGATTCGCTCAAGGCATTAGTTCCAACACTTCGTACTGAAAACTCAGAGATATGGATAAGCGCAAACCCTCGCTCAAGTGCAGACCCTTTTAGCCAGAGATTCATTAAGCCTTTCGAGAAAGAGCTATTAAAGAGCGGCTTCTATGAAGATGACCTGCATCTAATCGTATGGATTAACTACAACGATAACCCAATGTTTCCCGATGTTTTAGAGCAAGACAGGAAGCATGACGAACAGCATCTAAGCAAGGCTCTTTATAACCATATTTGGCTAGGGCATTTTTATGATGAAGTTGATAACTCGATTATCTCAGTGGATTGGTTTGACGCGGCTATTGACGCGCATAAGAAGCTTGGTTTTAAGGCTGAAGGTGCGCTTGTTGCAGCATTCGACCCAAGTGATGAGGGTGCTGATTCAAAAGGGTTTGCTTTAAGGCATGGCTCTGTAGTTACTGACGTATCAGAGATGACAACGGGCGACAGTGCTGACGGTGCTGATTGGGCGCTAGATCGAGCGATTAACAGTGGCGCAGATTGGTTCACTTGGGATTGTGACGGTCTAGGCATAGCACTGAAGCGGCAGATTGAGAAAGGGCTAGAAGGCAAGAAGATTGATTACTTCATGTTCCGAGGTAGCCAAGAGCCTGAACATGCTAACGAGTCTTATGAACCGACTGATGACAACAAGAAGCGCAAGACAAACAAAGAAACATTCTTAAACCGTAGAGCGCAATACTATTGGCGGCTACGTGACAAATTCTTTAACACTTATAAAGCCGTTGTAAAAGGCGAGTATGTAAACCCCGATGACATGATTAGTTTAAGCAGTGATATTGAGTGCTTAGACCAGTTAAGAGCAGAGGTTTGCCGCATACCCTTAAAGAGAAACAACAACGGAAAGATTCAGATAATGAGCAAGCTAGAGATGAGCAAGAAGCCTTACGAGCTGCCTTCGCCAAATATGGCCGACAGTCTAGCTATTTCTTGTTATGTGCCTAGCGTAGAGAGTGCGCCTGTTAGTATAAATTTTGAGGGTTGGTAATGGATCACGACAGTATTGAAGATGTTTTAAAAGCCCTGAAAGCTTCACAGGATGCAGACCACGACAGACGTGAAAAGATTAGAGAGGTGCAAGACTTTCTCAACGCGCCTAATGGTCAGTGGGAGCCTGAAATTTACAGCCGTTTCGATGGTAAGCCTCGCTATACGTTTGATATGTGCGCCCCTGTCGTAGAACAAATTTGGGGCGAGATGGCGCAAAATGATTTTGATATTCGCGTTAAGCCTGCGGGTGGCGATGCTACCAAAGAACTAGCGCAGCTATACGATGGCTTGATTCGCAACATTGAAACCATGTCGAACGCCTCTCGCGTTTATGCTTCAGCGGGTAAGAAGGGCATTAAGTACGGCTTTTCAGCATGGCGTATTGTTCAGGATTGGGCCGATGTTGACGCATTCGATCAAGATTTGTTTATTAGAGAGATTCAGAACGCAGTAGATCGCTTGTGGTTTGATGCTTCAGCGACTCAGCAAGATATGAGTGATGCGGAGTTTTGTTTTATTCTCGATACAGTCTCAAAAGATGAGTACGAGAAGCGGTGGCCTGATGGGTCAATGCAGTCTATTTCTATTGATGACTCTGGCGCTACTTACGCACACAAAGCCGAGAAAATAACAGTCGGTGAGTACCTGTATAAGAAGCCAATTAAAAAGACGCTTTGCTTAATGTCTGATGGTTCTGTTTTATCAGCAGAAGATGCAGAGGCAGCAGCAGAGAAAGGGTTAACAATTAAGCGCACACGAGACAGAAAAACTTATCAAGTGTGTAGCCGCTTCTTTGATGGCAAGGAGTGGCTTAGTGACTCGAAAGAAACCGTCTTTGACCACCTACCTGTAATTCCTGTTTTCGCTAACTTTGAGGTTAATGAGGAAAAGGTTATCTATCGTGGTGCAGTTGAGCGGTTAATGGATGCTCAACGCGTATATAACTACACAGAGTCTCGAAAGGTTGAAGAGGTTGCGCTAGCTCCGAAAGAAAAGACAATGATGACAGCTGCCCAAGCGAAAGGTCACGAATCAACGCTGTCAACCATGAACACAAATAGTAACCCTGTACAGCTTTATAACCATGTAGACGGTCAGCCTGCACCATATAAAACGGGCGGCCCTCAAATGAATGCGGGGCTATCAGAAGTATCTCAAAGCATGGCGGCTAACATCGAGCGCTCTAGTGGCGTGTTTGGTGTTAATCCTGCAAACAATCAAGGCTTGCAGTCTAACGTAGCTTTAGAGCGATTAGAGAATCGTGGACAGGTAGGAACGTATGAGTACTTCGCAGCACAAGAAGTCGCCATTAACCGAACGGCTCAAATCTTAGTACATGCCATTCCTAAAGTTTACGACACTCCAAGACAGCAGCGGGTATTGAATGAAGATGGCTCGTTTGATCTTACGGACTTGAACAAGTCTCAATTTAACCCTGAAACAAGGCAAGTCGAGAAGCTTAACGACCTATCTATAGGTATCTACGATGTGACTTGTACTATCGGGCCTGCATTTAAGAATCGCCAACAAGAGACAGTTAAGGCTATTAACGAACTAGCTACGATTGACCCTAGCATCATGGGGCAGGGTAAAGACATTCTGCTTAACAATATTGATGCTGTTGGTATGGACTTGTTAGCTGCTAGGGCTAGAGAGTCAATGCTAATGCAAGGCGCTATCCCTGAATCTCAGATGACAGATGAAGAGA